AACACAACATTCTTAAGCCTAGAAATTACCGCGATTCAGTCATCGTTGAATAAATTACAAAACTACCAATTGATTATGTAGTTGAAGAAAAGACTATCAAAGCCGATAAGAAGAAACTTTACGAAGATTTGAAAGCTGGTAAAGAAATTACCGGTGCACACTTGAAAGCTAACAGAAAGACATTAATTAAATAAAACGAGGAATTAACAATGAAAGAATTAGAAAAGTATTTTGAAGAAATTAGGTCAGGAAAAATTAAGGATTATGTAGTTTTAGGTATGGCTGAAGATGGGGAAACAATAATTTACATTAATGGGCGTGCTCCAGTTTGTGATGGATTAATTAGCGAAGCACAAATTAAAGCTACAAATCATTTTGAAAATAATTTATCAAAGAGTGAATTAAGAAATTTATTAGGTGATCTTAGCTAATGTATGAATTAAGACCCTATCAAACCGATTTAATTAATAAAATTGTCGATTCAATGAAGAAAAAACATCGTGTAATTATCGTTCAAAGCCCACCTCGAACAGGAAAAACAGTGAGTAATGGCAGAAATTGCCAGAAGAACTACTAAAAATAATAACCGTGTAATGTTCTTGATTCATCGTAAAGAAGTCCTTGATCAAGCTGTTAAGACTTTCAAGAAACAGAAAGTTAATTCTAATTTACTAACTGCGGGTATGGTTCAGACCCTTACACGGAGAGTTGATAAATTACCAGTTCCTGATGTGATTTTAGTTGATGAAGCACATCACGCTTTAGCTAAGTCATATCAGAATATTTTGAATAGATTCCCTAAGGCTATTGTGTTGTTGTTTACGGCTACACCACACAGAACAGGACGACAACAATTAGATCAGATTGCAGATGACATTATTGTCGGTCAATCGATTCATGAGTTGACAGAAAAAGGTTTTCTAGCCCCGTTTAGATACTTCCAACCTCCGGGTGATTTTGATGAAAAAGCATTAAAGCGTGGAAGTACTGGGGATTATACAGCGGAATCAATGCAAGAAGCGATGTCTACTAAAATATTTGGTCACATTGTTAAGCAGTACAAAAGAATAGCAAATGGTAAGCAAGCAGTTGTTTATACCTATTCAATTGATTCTGCTATCAAAATAGCTACTGAATTTAATTCTACGGGCATTTCAGCAATTGAAGTAGATGGAACAACTTCGAAAGAAAAACGTGATAGAGCGGTGCGTAAGTTCCGAGATCAGGAACTTAAAATTTTAGTCAACGTTAATTTATTTACAGAAGGCGTTGACTTACCAAATGTGGATTGTGTGATTATGGCACGACCAACAGCATCACTCGCACTATACCTACAATTTTCGATGAGGTGCTTAAATCCTCGACCGGAAAAGACAGCAATAATTATTGACCACGCTAATAATTTTAAAAAATTTGGTTATCCAGATGATGACCGAGATTGGAAAAAAGCAATTAAATCTGGAAAACAAAAGAGTAAAACATTGCTTAAAGATCCAGGATTATCAATTGTTACATGTGATTATTGTTTTGCAGTAGTCAAGGCTAGTGAAGTTAAAGATGGTAAGTGTCCGATATGCGGTAAGCCTATCAAGATTCATGAAGCTAAGCCAATTAGTGATGTCGATTTAGTTGAAGCAACGAAAGCTCGTAGAGAACATATTAAGAAAATTATTCAAGATCAAGTCATGACTAATGTGGTTGATAAGTCAGTTGGAGAATTGAAGTCAATGAGTGAATTAGTGGCCTATGGTAAGTTACATGGTTACAAGCCAGGATGGGCTTACGTTATGGCTAAGAAGAAAGGAATTTTTAAATGAAAGTAAAAACATTTAATCGTATTGGAAACGAAGATAAACAAGACTTTGAAAATCAGATCAACAGGGGAATTTGAGGAAAATGTATTAGTCATGTATGAGGAGGATAACTAAATGATTCAATTACCAAAAGTAGCAACATTAAAACCTAAATCACAACCCCACAACTTCTTTATTTGGGGTGAAACCATGAGTGGAAAATCTTATTTTTCAAGTTACTTTCCTAATCCACTAGTTTTGAACACGGATGGAAATAGTGAACAAGGTCAAGCCCCAAGTATTCAAATCCGAAATATTCGGGATGCAAACGGAAAATTACAACAATCAGCAATTCAACAGCTTGATGATATTGTTACGGCACTTCAAGTTGAAAATCCTAAACGGCAACCTAAAGATCAATTTCAAACAATTGTCATTGATGTTATTGATGATGTTTGTGTAATGATTGAGCAAGCCATTTGTTTAGAGGCAGATGTTCAAGCTCTCTCAGACATTCCTTATGGTAAAGGCTATTCAGTTTTTTATTCTAAGCTTCAACAATTTGTCATGGATCTTAAAGCACTGCCTATGAATGTAATTTACATTAGTCGTGAAATTAGTACTACTGATGAAAACACCGGTATTACAACTTATAGACAGTCTCTAAAGGATAAGTATTACAACATGGTCAATGGAAACTGTGACTTGGTAATTCGAACTTCAAAAGTTGGAGCTGGTCAAAATATCCATTACATGCGTGAAGTGAAAGCAGCTAGAACTAAATATTTACCAGAAAACATTACTAACAAACGAGTATTAGATCTACTGCTTAGTTGTCAGGGAATGTTTAGTGATGAAGTTTTAAAGCAATATAAGGAAAACAAAAAGAAGGAGAATAAATAATGGGTTTATTAGAAGCGTTAAATAAGGTTAAAAGTGAAAAATTTGATCCTAAGAAAGATGATATCAACTCAGGATTTCAACCAATTCCAGACGGTACATATATTGTTACTTTAAGTGGAGTTAACCACGGTGTTTGGCCAAAATCTGGAACTGACTATATTAGATTCAGTTTTGACGTAGTTACTGGAGACCAAGCTGGTCGTCAAGAACATATCACACCAACTCTTGCATCAAAAAAGACAAATGGTGAAAAAATGTCTGAATCGACACTTGCTCGAAGTATTAAAATGATCACAAAAATTGGCGCTATGGTTGGCTTTGATGTCCCTGATAAAGTTTTTATGGGTGCTAACGAAAGTGAAGATTACGAGATGATTCAAGAAGAATTTCGCAATGCTGGCGTTATTGGAAAACTACTTAAGCTAACAATTAAATCAAGTCCAAACAAGAAAAATCCAGATAACCCTTGGCGTAACTACAAGTTTGAAGAAGCTGAACAACCTACTACTGCTAATGTTGAAGATCCTTTCAAAGATGCAGCTACGGGCATGGAGATTACAGATGATGATTTGCCATTCGGTAAATAAGGAGGAATTGAACAATGAATATTAAATATCCAAAAACAGAAATAATGATTGTCTTAGGTAGTAAAGTTTATCCACTCTATACTAGTCTTTCTGTAAACGAGGTACATGATTTTATGCGTGTAGCGCATCGAGAGGATTTCTTAATTTTCCCTACTGCTATTAATAAAGAACATGGTAATGGTCTATGGTATCCAGGATGTGGATCAGATCCAATTTGGACAGATTGGGAAGTTAAGAAAAATGCAATTAAATCAATTATTAAATTACCAAAACCTAAGGTAAAAATTGATTATAATCCTGATTCTAATGACTATGAGTTCTAATTATGCTAGTTAACTTAGTAAATTATGCTGTGAGCTACGCAGAAAAGGGATTTTCAGTTATTCCGATTGGTCAGAGTAAGAAACCGTTAATCAAGTTTGCTGGAAAACCACCACTTACTCCTGATGAAATTAGGAAGATATGGCAGAAATATCCTTTAGCAAATATTGCACTTAAAACAGATAAGTTCTTTGTGATTGATGTTGACCGTCATTCTGGTGAAGTAGATGGAATGGAATCAATCAGAAATCTACATCATGATGATTGGTTTAAAGATACACTCACGGAAAAGACAGCACATGATGGTTTTCATTTTTTCTTTACAAAACCAAAGGATATGAAGATCAGTCAAAATATCGGAATTTTACCGAGTGTAGACCTGAAAGCTCACGAAAATAATTATGTTGTTGTAGCTCCATCTTCATTAGGAGATAAAAAATATCGTTGGCTTAACAATGCTCCAATGAAAGCACCCCCGCAGGGGCTGCTTGACTTGATAAAAGATAAGCAAAAAGATATGCCTCCAACTTTAGTTGCGGAAGTTTTACAGGGAATGCGAAAACGTACTAAAACAACAGATCTTTTTGAAACTATCGTTCAAGGCCTTGGTGATAAAGGTAAACGTAATGACAATTTGACAAGTTTTATAGGTGGCTTACTTATGCGGAATGTAGATCCTTATGCAGCAGCTAAATTAGCGATGATAGCAAATGATAATTCTTCCGATCCATTACCAATAAATGAGGTAGAAAGAACTGTTAATTCGATGATTGAAAAAGAAAATAGAAGGAGGGGGATTTAGTGGCAGATGATAAAAAGGTTCTGAACTTAAATAAAGAAGAAGCTGATAAACTTCAAAAAAGTGAAAATAAAAAATCAATTTTTGAACGAACTACAGCTGGTGTTTTGCGAACTACCTCTGTTAAAAATGTTGTTTTAATTCTTAAAACAGATCCTAATTTAAAAGATCTATTCAGGTTTAATGAATTTACACAAGAGATTGATGTAGTTAGAAATACCAAAATCAAAACGCAACTAGGATTAATTACGGTTAGCAAAGGTCAATACACAGATCAAGCGATTAATTCAATTGAACTTTATATTGAATCTTCATCTAAGTACGACGGTGCAAGCTTTAAAAATAATGTGATTGATCAAGCTATTACTAATGTAGCTTACATGGATTCATATAATCCAGTCATCGATTATATGAATGAAGCTTATGCGAAGTGGGATAAAACAGAGCGCCTGGATAAATTATTCGTTGATTACTTAGGTGCTCCTCATGATGAAACAACATCTCTTATTACTGAACTATGGTTCATGGGTGCAGTAGCAAAAGCCTATAATCCTAAAACTAAGTTTGACTTTGTACTTGATTTAGTTGGTGGTCAAGGTGTAGGTAAAACTTCACTACTTCAAAAATTAGCGCCGCTAGGTTTATATACCGATCAATTCAATACTTTCAGTAATAAAGATGATTTTGAAGTTATGAAAAATGCTTTGATCGTCAATGATGATGAAATGACTGCATCGAATTCAGCTAGTTTTGAAGAAATTAAAAAATTCATTACTATGCAGAGCTTTGAATATCGGAAAGCTTATGCACGTAAGTCAGAAACTTTCTTAAAGAAATTTGTTTTGGCAAGAACAACTAATGAAGTTCGTCACTTAAAAGACAGATCAGGTGATAGAAGATTTATTTCAATTTTTGCGAACGGTAAAAGACAAACAAAATCTCCTATTACTGATTTATCTGATGAGTACGTACAACAAGTGTGGGGCGAAGCAGTTCATCTGTATAAGAGCATTAAAGATCCATTTTTACTTAGTAAACATCAACAAGATTTACTTGAAGAAAATAGAAAGCAATTTCGGTACACTTCTGGTCTTGAAGATGAACTTAATACAGTACTTGAAAATAAATTCAAGGATAAGGAATTTATCAAAAATACTGAACTATCTTTTGAAATCTTTGCTAATGAAGATATGTTAAGCCGAAATTCAAAAGAAGCTCGCGATATTAGATATTATATGGAGCACTTAGGTTATGAAGTTGGTGCTAGAAAAATGATTAAAGGGAAAACAGTAGCAGGTTTTAGAAAAATATCACACTAAAATTATGCTTAATTACGGTTACCGTAATCAATAAAACTCTTGATATATGTGGGTTTAACTCACTTGATTACACTATTACAGTAAATATCTAATAAAAAGTAAATAAATAATATATATAAATATATAGGGGCTTATATCTTTTAAAGAGTTTTTTAAAAGTTACTGTAATTTTTTAGCTATTTAGTTGCTCAAAGCCTTGGTACTGTAGGAATAGAAAAGGATTACGGTAAAATTACAGTAACTTATTTAGAGGAAAATTATGAACAGAAAAAAGCAAAAAGAAACTAATCAGGAAGCTATTAAAGATTGGCGCAGAGTGATTAAAGAAAATAAGAAAAAAACGAAAAAACAAAAACGCAGATCAATATTAGCAGATATGGAGTTAAACGACGAATGAACATGAAAATGAGCATGAGTGATGCAAAAGTAATACTAGGTTTTCTATTACTGATCTTATTGATATGGGCTGGATATAATTCTGAACATTCAGATAATAAAAACTTACAAACGGTAACATCGTTTTGGCTAGGCTCAATAGTATTTATGCTTATGTTTTATATAGTTTTTAGTTATTGAGGTTGGTAAATGAAGACTAAATTTAAAATTCCAGATGTTGGAGATCATCTTTTATTAAAAATAGAATCTCAATTTTCACATGAAGTTATCTTAACTTCTTTGGACGATGACGAGTACTGTGCTATTAACTTAGAAAATGGTAAAGGAATTACAGATGACGATGGGTTAATTTGTTGCGACTCAATTCCTGAGCTTTTAGGCGAACTACAAAAACACAGTAATGTTTATTTAATGGAGGATTAATAATGGTAAATAATGCAAATAAAACATTAAACGGACAACAACTATCTTTTAATGCAGGGATTGAAAACTTTAAGGCAGACGGCGATATCGTAACAATTACTTTAAATGCCGATGCTAAGCAACTGGATTTAAATATTTTAAATAAAATTTCTTTAAACCCATTAACTGTTGATTTTACTAGTATTCAAACAGAACTGTTACCTCAAGAAAGTGAGAAAAAATAAATGAAAATTAATGTATATACTCCAAACTTTCATAGAATTACTGATAATTATTTATTAGATGAATTAAGTAAATATAATTCCAAGGAAAAAGTAGTATTTAGACCTAACTGGAAAAGTGGTTATAAATATCAAATCGAAGTAGAAAAAGCTAGTGAATTGCATGATTTTATTCATAGTTTTTATGTCTATGGAAAAAATCCTAAGATTTTAGCTGATGACGATGGTGAATGGTATATAGAAATGAAATATTAGGAGTTAATTAATGAAATTATTTGTTTTTGAAAGAAATTTAGATGAAGTAAGGGAAACCAATAAGTTTATTAAGCGTATTAATAATTGGATTGATCTTCATAAAGAAATTGAAGTTGTTAATTTTAAGTTTGGATATGATGCAGCAGGCGGATTGCAAACTGTGGTGGTGAAGTGGAAATGATTACAGATACATTTTTTAAATGGCGTAATTCAGTTAAAAAGATATTTTGTCATCATGAATATGTCTGTCATTCAGTACCGTATTTTCTAGAATTTATTACTTATTATAAATGTAAGAAGTGCGGAAGATTAACTTATAATCCTCCTAGAGAATTGGTGGTACATAATGGCAAGTGAACATGAAATTCAAAAATTAATTCAGGTAGCATTATCACAGCACAAATGTAGCGTATTCCGTACTAATGTAGGTAAGGTTCAAACAATTGATAAACGATGGTTTGATACGGGACTACCTCAGGGATTTCCTGATTTAATGGGATATCGTTGGGTAGATAACCAGATTTTTATGATTGAGGTTAAAACTAAAACGGGAAAGCCTCGCAAGGATCAATTGAGGTTTCATGAGTTTTTGCAGTCACACAATGTGATTCACGGAATTGCCCGTAGTGTTCAAGACGCTTTGATGATTGTTGATGGTGGCCTTGTAGGTTATGGATATGAGTGAGGTGAATGTATGGTTTTAACAACGAAGTTCTATGATTATTTACATGAATTAGAAGAAAATGGTTCAGTTGCTCGTTTTGATATGAATGCTCCTGAGCTTAGAAAACTTCATGAGCTAGCTTCTGGAACTTTTGAGGATAGACGGCGAAATTGTATTAAGTTGCTTGAACGTGGATTTGATAAGTGGGAAATATCAGCTGAAACCGAGTTCGCTGCATCTGTTATTGATAATTTTCGACGGGAAGCAAAAATTCCAATTGTTCCTCATTTTAACTATTTAATTGATGGTGTGTTTTATACAGATCTTAATGCTTTAAGAAGAACATTCAGAATACCAACAATAACGGGTGCAATAGATTATCTTTGTGATAGACGACATAAAGCATATCATCTGAATAAATTCCATTGGGAACAAATCCCATTGGGTTCACATTTAGTAGACGGTCATGGAACGGAACGTGTAAAAACTTCAGCTGATATAAGAAGCTATAAGAGATATGGATAGAAATAGGAGTTGGTACAGTGAGCTTAGGATTATTTCCAGAATTAGATGAAGAAGAAACTAGAAAATCAGTTTCTAAATTCCTTACGAAAGATCTTGAAAGATTATTATTGATGAGCGGTCATGATCTTTTAGATTTAAAGTCACCTGTACTAAGCACTGCTCCTGGTCACAGTAATGGAGAAAATCATAATGAAGCTGCAATTATTCGTGGACTTAATGCAGAAGCAATGATTAAAGCAGTTGCTGATACTATTGCACATTGTTCTGATAATTCAAGGAAAGTTTTACTAGGGTTATTTATCTATCAGCAGTCATGGGATGAAGTTCAAAAAACATTATTTTGTGAACATAACAAGCTTGGATATACCCGTAAGAAAGCTCTTTATGATTTTGCAGACAGTTTTGATTACTGGCAAAGAATAAATGACTGTGAACCAATTGTTGATCTTCACAAATATAAGTAAGGGTACTTTGAAGGTATAATTATGGTACTTCAATAGTCTTTAGCTATGATTAAATATGTATTGTGAGTTAATTGAATTAATTCACCGCATTAATAGAATTCCTCTCTATATTATGTATTTAACACTTAAGGCTATTGCTCTGTGTTCGCTGTGCATACACACATTCTTTAAGAATGTCCCTTCAAAATTATTTTGTTAAAGAGCAAGTGGGAAATATCTCTAAATGGTGAGACATTAAGCTCGGTTCGATTCCAGTATTTCCCATAGTCCTTATTAGGACTAAAATTCCATTCGTTTCAAGAAAGTCAAGTCTTTTAATTAGGCTTGGCTTTTTTATAATTTGTTTCACATAAGATGTTTGTGAAATTTTAGTATAATTACACTTTATGAAATTATATGAGTAAAGTTTGTGTAATTTTCATTCAAAATAAGGTATTATAATTGTGAAACATAATGTTTTTTAGGAGGTTTTTTCATTATGTATAACGTTTTTAAAATAGTCAATTGGCTACGTGTTAGAAACAATGCTGATTTACGTAGTGACGAAAATGCTGAAGAACTAACACAAATGAAGGCAATGAAACTGCTGTATTATATTCAGGCCGCTAGTTTAGTCGTCACTGGTAAAAGAATGTTTGATAATGATATTGTCGCTTGGAAATATGGTCCAGTTGTTGAAGAAGTTCATAAAAAGTACATCGGAAAAAGAAGTATAGTTGATCCTGTCGTTCCTATTACCGCACAAGACGTTCAAGATTATAGAGATTTACAAAGTGATCCTACAACTTCATCAATTTTAAATAGTATTTATGATACTTACGGTCATAGTTCCGCATATGATTTGATGAGACAAACACATAGTGAAAAGCCATGGCAAGAAACTGAACAAAGTCATGTAATTAGTGATCAAAAGATAAAGGATTATTATACGGATGTCTTCACAGTTTCAGATAAATAGTACATATAAACCTAAAAGCTTTAATAAAGTTGCTATAAGTGAACCACCTCAAGAACGATTTGCTTTTAATTTTTCTTTTCTAACTCCGGACAAACAGTATAATTTGAAAGGGAATCAAGTAGAAAAGAAAACTAGGCTAAAGTTACTTGATAAAATATATTCTTTATCACAAAAGGATATGATTGATCTTTTAAGTCATGATGATAAATATAATGGTTTAGAAAAGATACCGGAATCTGAAATTAAAAAATTACGAATACATCCTATTTTTAGAAAAACGAGATATAAAGCATGTGATGATGATTTTTGGGTATTTCAACTTAGCAAGCAAGGCAGAGTAATCGGTAAAAAATATAAAAATATTTTTTATATAATGAGTATTGATACAAAATTTAACCAATACAATCATGGATCATAAATTGGAATTCAAGTCAGCGTAAGCTGGCTTTTTATTTTGCAAAAATTAAGGTGGTGATAATTTGAAAGAACTAACTCCAAAACAGAAGAAGTTTTGTCAGGAATATTTAAAAGATTTCAACGCAGCTAGGGCATATAAGACTGTATATAAGGTTAAAAATGATAGTACAGCAAGGACTAACGGCTCTAGATTGCTAACAAATGCTAACATTAGTCAATATCTTAGTGAAACAATGCATCAAACTAAAGTTAATGATATTCTTGATATTAATGGGGTTCTGGATAATTTGAGCCAATTGGCAATTGGAAAACCTAGAGAAAAGGTTTTTAAGCGTATTTCTTATAAAGGGAAAAAGCCTAAAGTTGAATATGATAACGTCACGACTGTTACTCCAGAAGATCAAGACCAATTAAAAGCTTTAGAATTACTTGGTAAATACTACAAGATTTTTACTGATAAAGTTGAGACTCAAACCGATATTACAGTAAATATAGATCCTGGTGATTATGATGGTTAATATTAAACTTAATTTTCCGCATCCCTCAAAAGTGTTTAATAAACAGATTTTTAACAACCTTTTTGATTATTCGCACTTAACAGAAGTATGGTACGGCGGTGCATCAAGTGGTAAAAGTCATGGAGTAGTACAAAAAGTTGTATTGAAATCATTACAGCATTGGAATGTTCCAAGAAAAGTGCTTTGGTTACGTAAAGTTGATAGAACAGTTAAAAATTCAATTTTTACTGATGTGACTGAGTGTTTAAGTGGATGGAATATTCTCCAATACTGTCATGTGAATAGATCTGATAAAACAATCGTCCTTCCAAATGGGGCGATTTTTTTATTTCAAGGTATGGATGACCCAGAAAAGATCAAATCCATTAAGGGGCTTTCTGATGTGGTTATGGAAGAAGCAAGTGAGTTTAATCATAATGACTACACCCAATTAACACTACGTTTGCGTGAGCCTAAACATAAACAACGTCAGATATTCTGTATGTTCAATCCGGTTAGCAAGCTTAATTGGACATATCAGACTTGGTTTGATCCTAGTGCAGATTATGATCGGTCAAGGGTAGCAATCCATCAATCAACTTACAAAGACAATAAATTTTTAGATGAAGACAATATCAGAACGATTGAAGAACTGAAAAATACTAATCCAGCTTATTACAAAATTTATACATTAGGTGAGTTTGCAACATTAGATAAACTTGTTTTTCCTTACTTTGAAACTAAGCGACTTAATCCTCGTGATCTTAAATTATTAGTATTAAATGATTATTTTGGTCTTGATTATGGATTTATCAATGATCCAAGTGCTTTTATGCATATCAAGCTAGATATGGGGAATAAAACACTTTATGTGATGGACGAGTTCGTTAAAAAAGGATTGCTTAATAATCAGCTAGCACAAGTAATTAAGGATATGGGTTATTCAAAAGAAGTAATTACGGCAGATAGTGCCGAAAAGAAATCAATTGCTGAAATGAAAAGAGACGGTATTTATCGAATTAGACCAGCATTAAAAGGTCCTGATTCAATAATTCAAGGAATTCAGTTTCTACAGCAATTTAAATGGGTAGTTGATGACCGTTGTGTAAAGACAATTGAAGAATTGCAGAATTACACATACGTGAAAGATAAGAAGACCGATGAATACACTAATAGGCCGATTGATGCATATAACCACTG